CAAACATTTTCATACGAAAATCAATAGCCTGATTAATTAACGCTTGCTCTGAAATTGCCATTAAATATTTTTTCTCAAAGTACTCGAATTTTTCGTCTACTTTATTAAAACGATTATTCAAGTAACCTATCATGGTTATTACACCACCGCAAAACATTATAAGTGTTTGCAAAGAAAATTTATTGTTTTCGAAATTAGTCATTAATATAAAGGGTCGTTTAAAATTGTATTTGCAATAAGTGTATGACCTGCTGCATTAGGGTGACTATCTCCGCTATCATAAGCTGCATTTAAAACACCTGATGAACTTTCTAAAGGCGTGCAAGTGTCAATGTAACTTGTTGGATAAGTAGCTGTGATGAATGCGTTCACATCAATACTAAATGAACCGAATCCTGCATACAACAATTTAATAACAGTTATGCCAGCAGCTTCTAATTGACTAACTATACTAACTATATTAGCTTGCCATGTAGCAGATGACACGCCATTAGCTCTATCATTTAATCCAATTAATAAAAACGCTTTTCGAGGATTAATCATTATTAACTCAGGCATTTTATTTAAAGTATCCTGAGTAAATTCAGCACCACCTGCATTAATACTTGCGGAAATTAAATTACCAAATATACCCGCGTAACTACCTGCATACGCCCCCTGTGTTATTGAATCTCCAATACATAAACGTTCAACATTCTTATTTTCAGTCGAACTAACATAAATATTAGTAAACTTCATGTTGCAATTCACATTCATTAAGAATGGAGTGCAAATGTTGGGTAAATTGTTTGTGCTAATATTATAGAAAGTTGTATCAAATGTTTGTGTAAACCAAGAGCCATTATTTATTTTTTTTCCAATGGTTATAAACTGATTATTTTGCTCTATATAACATTGAATTACATCTCCCGGAGATGTTGGCTGATTTGTTGTTGCGCCAAATGGACCACCAAATGCAACTGGTGCTGTACCTGCCAGTCCAACGGAATACAATGTGCTATTTCCATTACTGGCAACTTCATAACAGTATCCGCGTGGAGATGCTCCAACACTTCTACTTAAAAATCCAAACTCTAAAAATGAATTTGCGTTTAGCGTGGCTGTAAACCCAAAACGTTTAATCGCTAAATCCGTATAATTGTTCAGGTAAATGTAGTCCGATAAACCACCGGGAGCTCCATTAAAGGTAATCCCGTCACTTGCAAATGTTACGTATGGATTACCCACAGTTGTCCAGTCATCTGAATCAAATGGATTAGATACAAATGTACCTATTGAAGCTATGGATGGTCTTTGATTTAAAAAACCTAAATCGGGAGTAATATCAAATCCAAAACCTAACATTATATATCTTCTTTATAAGCCCAAGCTGAACCACTTGTAAATGTGGTATTTGTCATTTTATGACCTTTTTTAGCAAATAATTTATCGCCAGCTTTTAACGTCTTCCCGGATATTCCCATAGCTGTAACCATGTTTAACGTATTCGTAGCGTCTGAGAGTACACTAATTACGCTATCCTCACGAATAACTAATAAATAATACTCTAAACCTGTTCTCGCAGTATCGTCTGCTATTAAAAACTGTTGCCCCCAAGGGAGCCCTCTGTGTTCACTACTTGCCATTGTTTTGTTTTTTATTTTGTTTAACTTCTAAATTTTTTCAAGTTATTAAATTCCTGAATAAACGACAAAGATACACTTCCTAATTTACTTTTCAAAGGGTAAAGTTTAGGGTTATAGCTTCCTTTTATTCTTACTTTTTTCTTATAATAATTTTCAAAGTTTTTTGAATTGTAATCAGTTACTAATATGCTGTCTGCCATTATAATTTCCATCCTTAAAACATCGTGTTTAAATGCAGGTATAGGTTTCAAATCGAGCGTAAACTCAGGCTCTTGTTCTAACTCTACATATTTTCTTTGACCATTTGAATACAAAATATCATCTTCTTTTATTTCTGAATTTTTATAAATAAAATGCCCATCAAAACGGTGTTGATTATACCAGTTTAATGTTGAAAAATCTTTTTGTTTTTCATCAAAGTTACTGCCGATTATTCCAGTATTATAAAACTCAATTCTTACTGTGTTTTCGGCTCTGTAAGGTGTGTATTGTTTTAAACAGTACGATTCACTTAACTGAGTAATTGTAGCTCCAAATACTGTGTTTGCGTCACATTTCACATGATACATTCCCTCGCCTAATGTATTAATTACTTTATTCCAGTCAACTAAGTAACCAACTAACTTTTCACTTAACGTATTTGTTTTAAACCCATAATCATAAGGTGTTCCGTAATTAGTATTTGATGTCAGCGTATATTCGTCGCCGTTATTTTTTACTAATTTTAAAACGGCGGTGTTTATAACATCTTTATTAAACCAAAATAGAAAACTATTTTTATCATTTTTTAAATCATTAGTAGTAGTGGTGTCTGCTAGTACATTCCAAACTAAATCTGAACAACAATTTAACTGTTTAGCCGTCACAACCTGCGTGTCTACATTTATAGGATTTGTAGCTATTAAAGAAACGTTTTGAGTTTTAAGGTAGCCATACCCATCAGTTAACGAACCGCCTGAAACCCCACTATCATCATAAATCCTAGCGGATAATTTCCATTTAGGCTTTAAAACAGAACTTATTTTCGTAAAATCAATCAAACATTCTCCCGTAACCAAAATAGAACTAACGTTAGTTAATTTAACTTTATTTGAGCTCATGGAAGAAACCGGTAAAAAATAAGTATCGCTATCACTAGCCCACTCGCTTGACATTCTGTATTTTCCATTTATACCACCTTCTTCAAACACTTCTATTCCAATCACTATTATATACTTAGTCCATGGTATATGCCTTGTAAACGTAGCTTTAACAAGTGTGTTTGCATATCCTAAAATATATTTGTTACTGCCTGAAATCAATTGAACGCCCGTAGCAGCGTCAAACGTTTGTATATTTGCGGTTATTTGTTGATTATCTAAATTTTCTCTGTACGCTTCAAAATTAATTGAATCACTATAAGTTGCAGGAGACCCGTTAACCTTAGCTGTTAATTCATTTGTAAAACGTAATATCCAGTCTCCTGTAAAATACGTGCGCCATTCCTGAGTTGAAATTGCAGTTGGATTAAAAATTGAAACCCAGTATTCCCAACGCACCAAAAACGGATAAGCTAATTCATAACGAAACGGGTCTGGTGGAAATGAACGCGCAATAATTTGTTTTCTTATTTCAGTAGTTGGTACGTGAGTTGCTTTGTTTACAGCTAAATTAAAGTATTGGTATCCGCTAATTACAGGACTTGCAGGTAAATCTAATTGTTTACTTTCTAATATAAATTCAGCACCTGTAACTGTGTTGTATGCCTTTATGTAAGCTGTATATTTTGTTAATTCAAATGATGTGACTAATGGGTCTGTATTTACGCGTACATTTGAGAACCCTACCATCTCATCTTCACTAAATTTAGTCACTCTATCAATTGCAGATAAACTGTAATTATTGTATTTGTGACTTATTAATTTTGAAGTAAATGTTATTAAATTAGGAAACTCATTTTGATAGTAGAAATCGTTAAAATCAATTCTTAAAGTTACTCTATCGCTTGAAGCCCCTGTTAATGCAGAGTTTTGAACAGATATAAAAAACATATAGCGCGGAACCTCACTTTCTTCAAACACAGATATGGCATCCGGCTGAAAGTCAAATTCCCCACTAATACGCACCTTTGAAGCACTTACCATAGTTGCTTTAACGTTCTTTAATGAGCGAATGTAGGTGTCGGCATATTGTTCTCCATTAATAGGAGTAGGCGTATTTTGAGCTGTTAATATGCAGCTATCCCAAACAAAGTTATGCCTAAGGTCACGACCGTTATTTTGGTACTCTGTTTTATCATTTGGAGCTTTTGCAAAATTAATCACTAATTTAGTTGCACCTGCTACGAATGGCGAAGTTGTTGTATTGTCAATGTCAAACGTAAACTGATTTAATCCTGCTGCTATTTTAGGGCGTGGTACGGATGTAGCATTAAAAGTGTAAGCTAATGCGCTTATAGAATATTTTGTGATGCCTGTATTAAAATTCTCATTGAACCACCCTGAATTACCTAGCTGTTCTTCAACTTCAAGTGTTTGTATTCTATTTGGGTCACTTGATAAGTAACGAGCTTCGTAATAGAAACATGATTTTAGACAGTTTAAATTTGCGAAATATGTAGGTTTAATATTAGATAGAATATCACTCCACTGTTCTTCCAACATTATAGGAGTAATTTTAGTAGATTGTTTTATTCTAAAAGAAGATGTGTAAACCGGGTAATTTGTTATTCCTAATTCATCGACTAAACAATACCCTAACTGGTAACAACTGCTGCCTATTAAAGTCATTGGCTTACCCGCACCTAAAGCTGCTGCGTCTAATCCTGTAATAGTAGCTAGTTGTTCGCTACCATCTACTTTTGAAATATAATTAACCGCCTCATTATTCTCAATGAAATTCCATTTGTAATTTAATGTTGTAACTGGATTGACTATACTAAAGACAATTTGATTTGACGTCTCGTTATCTGTAGGAGGTGTAAGCCCCGCTACATCTATATTTAATCGTATTGTAGTACTATCTATTTTCTCAACTATTGTATAATTTCCAAAATTAGTAGATGTTGAATAAGCATAAACATTAATCGTGTCTCCTACTTCAAACCTGCTAAAATCAACTCCACTACAAACCCCAGCTTGTAAGAAACCATCCCTGTTATTTAATGTTATTGGAGTGTCTGTATTTCCTATTGCAAATTCTTTTACATCTATAAAATGTTCAACAAGTATTTCGTCTCCAACATTTGCCAATAGCCAATCTACCGTGCTACCATCGTGCGCATTTCTATATAATATACTGGTTCTATAAATCATTAACTGATTTTTTTATCTCGTTAAATTTTCCTTTTAAATCTTGATTTAACAGCTCTTTTGCCAACTTATCTTTTTCTTCAGGCGTTGAATTATTAATCACACTTTCAATTTTTTTTTCAACTATACTCATCATGCCATTAAGATTTTTAAGAATATTATCTGAAAACATTTTCAAATCATTGTCCGTTTGGTTCATAGTAATTTTCTATTAAATTGTTGGTGTATAATTTGTTTACCATTACCTTAATTTCAGCGTGTTGATTGAAAATATTCCATTTTAAATTTACTATAATAGCTTCTTTCCCATCGGCTGTAAAAATACGATTATTTTCTTTTACTTTTTGATAATCGTCAAAAGTAAATGGAACTTTTGAGTAATTATAAATATAAAATTGATTACCGTTTGGTTTAGTGGCAGATGGTATGAAAGATTTTACAAAATGAAATTTTTGATACAATTCACGGGCTGAATAATAGTTGTAATTTTGAGGATGCAATTTATTAAACCTATCTGTTTTACCTTCTTGAAATACACATATTTTTGGAATAGTGAATAAGTCATATTCCAAATTTAGCATACCTATTCTATTTTCAATTAAACCAGAAATCTTTGGAATGGTAATCGTTGGGATAGGCGGTATCGTTAAATTAATTTTAATTCCAATTGCATTTAGTTTTTTAATGAAGTTGTTAAGCTTTGTAATTACCTTATTCAATACGCCTATTACCTTGTTTATTATTTTAGCAAGTGTACCAACTATAGTATCAAATGTGTTTAGTAGCCCATAAATCAACTCTTCTGGGAATGTTAATGTTTCTTTTCTGTGAGCTAATGCGAAATTAATACGGGTATCATCTAAGCCCTTCATTAACCTGTTTTTTACCTCACTCATGCGTATAGGTTGTGTTACTACCTGATAAGACACACCTTTGTAATTTTGTATAGTGTTCTTATCCGTTGCATCCGTTTGAAAAGATATAACAGTATTCGACCTAAACTCGTTGGTATTAAGCGAAAAATAAGGGTTATATAAATCGGGTAATGTGTATTGTGGCGAATTAATAGTTTCGTCATCTCTAATTAACCAAATCTCGGTGCTATTTCTTATCTGTATTTTACCGTTAAATAACTTCTTACACTCCCGTAAAAGGTCGCCAAACGTTCCTTTATAGAACCCTTCCTGTGTAATATTACGTGCAGTAAAACCAAATAGAGATTTATCCTTTGAGTTTAACGGGTTATAATATTTTTGCGGAATAATAACTGTGTCATTGTATGGATTACTTTCCAAAATCGGGCAATGAAAACTCATTCCTAAATAAGTTGCAGCTACATCTAATTGTTTTTTCAATCTCATGCACGCATGATATTTAACCGGCTGTATCAATGAGTTAAACAAATCTTTAATTAGCTTAACTAGTGCAACTATCTCTACTGCTAACGAAGTAATTGATAATATAATTTTAGTAACAGCTGATACGTCAATTAATGCGCTTAATTCTGCAAACAATTCTACTAAGTGGTCAATGTCTTTTTTAATTTGCTGCGTAATTACATGAACGCCTAATATAGATACACCGGTAGTTAAGTAGTTAGGTACTGTATTAAGTACGTATGGCATATAAATGTAATCGTTTTTACTTAACATCCCAATACTCATTAGGTGTTCAAACGTAAAACCGTCTGCCATATCGTTAAGCCAGTCAATTCTATTACTTTCAACACACTTAACATTACATCTATTATCGCTAAAATTACTACTTTGAGTTAGGTCAATATATCCTTTAAACGGCTTTTCCGTTACACCTAAACGCTCAACCTCTATCTCTAAAGGCAATCCCTCAAACACGCCATTGCCATTTGTTAAACCATCTTTTACATATTGATTAATTGCATCCGCTCCATCGCGAACAAATTCAAACTCGGTTAACGTCACTTGTTGTTGTGAGCCGTCCATATCTCTATCAAAATTCAATTCAATACCCGTTTCCTGCCAGTTTAACGGCTTTAAGTTTTCGTTTGATATATTGTTAACCTTAAAGTTAATATTAGTTCCCATGGCTTATATGCGTGGTTTAGGCTGTTTATAAGTAGTGCGCTTAGTAAAGCCGTTTTCAATTTGTGTTTTAATGAAATCGCCGTATTGATTGAACTCAAAATTTGTAACTGGCTTATCTATTATCGCTTGCTCTATTGCTTGCATCCTTTTGTTTAGTTGAATAGTTTGCATTAATAACGCTGAATTATTAGCATTTTCGGCAAATGAACCGTTTGGTATAGCACCGTATTTAGCTGTGTCTAATAAACCTGTTTGTGCTTTATACGCTAAATCTGCCACTTCCTTATTAGTCAATGAGCCTAATTTAGCTGTGTCATTAGGATTAAATATACGCTCGTTATCATCTGCCATAATCAAATGCCCGTCTTTAGTTCCGGTTCTACCTAACATATCTCCCAACGTTTTGTTCCCTTCCGTACCTGTATAAAAAGAACCTGCAATAGCTTCAGCGATAACCGTTTCGCTTAACGCCTTAGCTAATGCTGTGTTAGGGTCACGCTCCGCATATTGAGAAAATAATTTAAAGAACGCTAATGCCTTTTGACGTTTAACCTCCGCTCTTTTTTCTTCTTCTTTTTGACGTTCTAATTGAACTTTACGGGCTTCTTCTTCTACTAATGTATTTTGCAATCCACGTTCTGCTAAACGCCTTTGAGTTTCAATGTTTTTTTCGCTGTCTGTAATTTGTTTTTCAAATCCTGCCACACGTAAATCGGACAGTCTTTGTTCAGCTTTTGCAACAGCTTCTAATAATTTACTACTAAAATCCATAGCATCCTTTAGCTGTGTGTCCTGTGCTTTCTTAGCTTTATCAGTATCTTCTTTACGCAACTTATCCTTATCAATATTAGCTTTATTTTGAATCGCTAATTGTTCTGTTGCGTTTTTATTTATTTTTTCTTCATCTGCTTTTTGTTGAATAATTAATTTTTTACGTTCAATTATTAAATCTTGAAGCCTGTTTAATTCGTCTTTATTAGCTTTTTCGCCTTTTTCTTTTTCTTTTTTATATTTTTCTTCTATCAAAAATAATTCGTAATCTGAATTATCAGTTACTATTTTTTGCCGAGCTTCAATAGTTTTTTTGAAGTCATCTTTAATTGCCGAATCCCTATCTTTATTACTTTTTTCTTCAATATCCGCTAACTTATTAAACGTGTCTTTTTGAATCGCTATAATTAATTCCTGTTTTTGTTTTTGTGTAGCGTTTAATTTTTTCACTTCACGAATAGCGGTTTCTTCCTCAAACAAAGCCATTTCAATAGCTCTTTGTTTTTCATCCTTATCATCCTCAATATTTAATTTTCTTATTCTATCAGTTAAGTCAATTAACTCTTTTATTTTTTTATGTGGTTTCTCTTTTTCTTTCTTTTGTCTTTCTTTTTCCTTTTCTATCTCATCTTTTATTTGAGCGTTATAATTATTTTTTATTAAATTTTGAGTAATTTTATATTCCTGATTAATTTGATTAATTCGTTTTTTAGCAAATTCTTCAGTAGTACTAAATGATGTTTTATTGTAAAACGCTGAATACTCGCCTACTATTTCTCCTGTTTCTTTATTAATTCTTACAATTTGTCCGTTTTTTTCATTCTCAATACTTATTACTTTTTCGGAGTTTGTTGTTTTTATTTTAGCTTCTTTATCGCCATTTATAAGTAATTCGGAAATATACTTGCCTATTTGTTCATTACGCATTTCAAACGCTTTCTTTTCGTCTTCAAGTTGTTTCTCTAATGCTTTTAAAGCACCTGTTTGAACATCAGAAATTTTACCTGATTGATTTAAAATTGAGATTGTCGTTTCGTCTATCTGTTTTTGTAATTCTGCTTGAAATTTCTTAGATTCTTTTATTGCATCATTATAGGCTTTTAAAGCCCCGACGTTATCTTCTAAGGAGTTTTTCTGTTCGAATAAAGAAGCTACAGTTTCTATTATTTTACCGCCAAATACGGTTAATAAAGTAACGCCGATGCTTAATACACTACCAACTGATAATACCGCGTCACTTAACTGTTTAAATAGGCTATTAACAGGTTGCCCATTAGCTATAAGTTCTTCATTAGCTTCATTTATTTTAGTTAGTTCATCAAAGAATATCGGCAAGTTATTTGATATTGCCATGAACCCTGTTTGCATTGAGTTTACAAAAGCTGGCATTTCACGGGTTAATTGATTTACTGAATTATTTAATCCGTTAAAACCACTGGCATAATTACCTACATTTCTTTGAAAACGTCCGGCTCCCTGCTCAGCTTTATCTAAAGTCAATCTAAGTGCATCCAGTTCTTGTTTAGCGGCTTTAAATACAACGCCATTTTCACGCCCCCTAGCGGAAAGCTCCATTACGGCTTTTGATAATTCTAAATGTTTTTTTACGGTTTGCCCATAAACAGAATTTATTTCAGCTTGTTTTTTTATTTCTTCTTTTTGTAATTTATCCCACTCTTTTTTTGTTCTGATTAATTCCTTAGCAGCTTCAGCTTGTACCTTAGCTGTTTTGGCAGCTTCGGCTTGAATTTGTTTATTATATTCAAGTTCACTTTTAGATAACTCCCTAGATACACGCTGCCTTTCAATCTCTAATTTCTGTTTAGCAATTTCAGTTTTTATTTGAGCTTGCTGAACGGCTTCTAAATCTTTTAAAGCCTTAGTAGCTTCATTAGTCGCTTTCGCCTGATTCTTTAGCGATTCCGCTCCTTCTACCTTAATAGAATTAATGAAGTCCTTTGATACAGCTAATGTTTCTTTTAATTGTGTTTCAATTTCAGCCGATTTAGCCAAAAACAAATCAGCCTGTTTGATAGCATCAACAAACAAATCGGGGCTTATAATCTCTTCGGATTTAATCGGTTGGTCTGCCATTTTCTTTAAGTGCTTCTAAATATTCGTAATACTCTTTTACCGTAACTTCTTTTTCGTTCAATCTAAATCCTAAATATTTCTCAATTAAAACCTTGCTTTTATTTACGCCAGTTTGCTTAACGTCCATTAAATCCTTAAGCTCCAACTCCTTCATGTCTATGAAAAATTGTAACGTCCTATCCTCGGTTAATACTTTGTCAATTTTTAAAACAAGTATTTCATTTTGCTTTTCAATTACGCTTTGTAATTGTTGGCTTATTCCAAACGTATCTATATACTCTTCGTATAGCTTACTAAATTGCTCCTTACATTCTTCATCATTAGCATTACCAACCTTTACAACGTATGTGTATTCTTTTTTGTCGATACATTTAAACCAGTTGTATATTGGTAATTCATCAATTGATTTGTAAAATTTCATCTTGTAAGTAATATGTTTTTTATGTAAGGTATTAGTATCAATTTAGCTTTTAAGCGTAACAATGTTAAACTATCTTCGTTTAATCCTAATATTTCTTTTCCCCAATCGCTAATTAAATCGCTCGTATCTTTTATTACGTTGGCACTTATCACAATATCTTTTCCATTAAAGTAAGTAATGAACGATTCGTAAAATGCACCCGTATCGTTTAATGTAACTCTGTCAAATGGTTGACCCTGTTCCTGTTTAATACCTTTAGTCTTTGGCGAATAATCCCCAATACTAACGTTTAGCGAGTTTACACCCTTATCGTACAACTGGTTCTTAGTGTTAAGCTCAATAATATAATCCATGAACTCAGTATTTTCGCTAAGCTCATGAATCATATCATTAATATTAAGACTTTTTACCCTGTTTGCTAGGCTTTCCAAGGTTCGCATCGTTACCGTTTGCTTTACAAACTTTATTCCAAACAACTTCAAAATCATCTGCTATGTTACCTTTGCAAATAGCGTATAATTCTTCTTTACTTAAGTCTTTAACCGCTATTGGGTTAATAGACATTTTACCTGAAATTATATTTTCCATATTTTTATTATTAAATTTTAATTAAACTAACAGCTGTAGGGCTTGTAACTGTAACTAAGAATGTTGAGGAACTATCGTTCATTACCATATTTCCTATTAAAGTCACATTAGTGCCAGCTAGTATTTGCACATCATACCCAGCTTCAACTACTACCGTAAATTCAAATGATGTTCCTAATTGATAGCCGGTTAATAGCGCTATTATTTGAGCTGCTGTAGGCGTTGTTAAATTTCTTCCTGCTGTGGGCGTAATTTTTAAAATCCCTTGAGTTACTAAATTAGCGGCTGTTAATGTAGCAGTTGCATCAGCTAGTGTAACAACTTCTTTTATCGGAAGTTTACTAGGTATAACAGCCCCGTCCCCTAATTTAGCAGATGTAATAGCCCCATTTAAAATAGCGTCACTATCAAACTGCCCACCTGTATAACCAGTAGGTCTAAAGAAGCCTGTCATAGTCCATACGCTAGTCGTGGTAGCTGTGAATATTGCCACGTCACCTGCAACTGTAGTAATGTTTGCTGAACCAAATAATACAAGTGATGCGCTGTTAGTTAATAAAACAGCATCGTTAAAAATCAATTTACGTTCTATTCCTGCTTGGTCTGCTGCCGAAAAGCCAGTTATGGTGGTGGTTCCGGTAATCACTATAGTGTTACCAGTAGCAGCGTTAATATCAGGTGTTGTTGCTGATGCAATAGCAGTTCCCATTGCTAAATCTAATTTCGAGGTAAACTTACCAGTGTCTGTTATTAATGACATTATTTTTTTGTGTTTAAAAAAAGCCTACCTAATTTTATAGATAGGCTTTTTTTGGTTTGTAAATTAATTTAATTAAGCTACTACGCTAGTTGTTGCAATTACAGTAGTAAAATCAACACCTGTAAGTGTAGGAGTTACACGAATAACATCAGCTACCGTTTGTGATGCGTACGTTAAGGTGTAAGTACCTGCCGGGCTTTCAGCACAAGTAGACACGGTTACGGCAGCGGAATCGGTTAAGTTGGCTAACGCAAAATCAGCAGCTACTAAACCTTGTATCTTAACAGGTGTAGCTACAGACCCTCCGTATTTAGATGTTAATGCAAATACCATAGAGGTTTGACCAGTTGACGTGTAGCTAATGGCTGCATCATATAACCCGTCATATCCGTTAAGCAAGTTAACAGACACCATATCCGAAGCGTCAATTTTGTGAACGTTTTCATCATACTGGTCTGCATCAAATTCAAACATAAATTCAATGTTTAAACCTGTGCTATCAGTTGCCCACTTCATGATAGCATCAGTAGTATTTTTGCTAATCCACAAAGGATATAAAACACCTGATTCTCCATTAGTGTTACCAATTAACGCACCGTTTTTGTCGATGATGTAAACACCCATTTCAGTACAACGTCCTGATTTAAGAATGTTTAAATAGTTTGGTTGTTTCGCAGCGTACAATGCTTTAAAGTTTGCAACGCCTTCGTGTATGAAGTTCTTAGAACCATCGTTAAAGGTTTCGTAAACGCTTGCTTCTTTAGCTATTTCAGCGTTAACGTGTTTAGGCAATGGATACCAACGTAGTGAGCGGTCTGCATTGTTAATTTTTCCATTAAAATACGCTGCATTTAATGTGGTTGGAATAGTAATTTTATTTAACACACCTGCGTTTGTGTATTTCGGAACCATAATCAAACGTCTTGAAGCTGCGATAACAGCTCCTGAGCATGATGGATAACCTGAGTTTTCGTACTTTGAAGTACATGTGCATGTTGCTGACATTCTATTTATTTTTTAGTTGTTTATATTAATTTAATTTACTGTATAAGTTTCATTTGCATACAAAATGGCTAATATTGCTCCGTTACTATCTAATACGTAGCTAGGAGCCGGTTTATTAATCAGTATAGTGTCGTTTGCGCATGACCCTTTTAAAAATGGTATCTGTATTTTTAAATTACATCCGCTTAAATGGTCATTAAACACTTGTTTTACGTGTCCACTATCTGTTACAAATGTTCCCCAACGTGCGTGATTTGTAACTATATAATCCTGTTCTAACGTCCCAATCCCTGCCGATTCTCTAACTACTTTAATAAACTCATTAATCAAGTTACGCATTGGTTGTATAGCGTTTAAATCATGGTCAGTAGTTTTCCAATTACTGAAATCGCAGTCTACCATAAAATATAAGTCACATTCAGAAACTCGGTCTAGTGAATCAAGGTCGTCAACACTAACAGTTTCTTTTGTAACCTCCTTAAGCCATATAAACGGTAGTTTATCAATGCTATTAGCTGTATTTTGAAGCTCTGCATTAGTGGCAATTACAGTACCGTGAATAAAGTACGGTAAGTAAATATCAAATGTTTTAGCTAATGGTAGCGTACTACCGCTTACTGTTATGCTAACATTCGGAACGATGCTAACTACTTTGTAAACATCTGTAATTATAGTAAACGAATAGCCTTTAGTTAACCATTTAGTGTTATTACAAGTGAAAGTATAAGTACCGTTACCGTTATCTGTTAATGTTTGGCAAACAATAGCCTTATCAATAGTGTCTACTATTGGCTTTAAAAGGTCGTATGTTTGTTTATTTTTCATTAAACGAAAACGCTATTGTATGACTTCATTTGCCCGTTAAACAAAGTAAATGAAACTGAATTATTTAAAATATATTGTTGTATTACCCGGTAATTTTTAATAGACAAATTATACACCGTGTAAATTTGTGAGTTTGAAAAATCAGGAGTTGTACTATTCTCAACATTGTTAGTTGCAAATCCACTTATTGTATTCTTTACTGAATTGCTTCTACAAAATTCAAAGTAGATGAAGCCTAACAACATATTCTTTATTCCGGAGCTTTCTAATATGCAACCATTCCAGTCTTGTCGAATAGGATTGAATATAGTTGTATATGGAGTGCTTGTAGGTACGTAATTAGTTACATTTGCTTTAAATAAATTAAACAAATCAACTCCTAACAAGTCAATCAAATACTTTTCTTCGTATGTGTCAATGAACGATTGTAAAGCACTGGTATTATAGGCGTTTTGAGCTATCTCATAGCGACCGGTAAAATCAGTTGTTTGTACAATTAGTGACATTTTTTATTCTTTAGTAGCGTGTGGCAGATTCGAACTACCGACCTTTTGGGAATGAACCAAACGAGATGAACCGCTTCTCTAACACGCAATATTAATTACTTCAAATTCGGCAATACATAACCTCTATGCGATGCACTCATTGTTCCTGCACCTGTATAGCTTAACCTGTAATATCTGTACGGAGAACCTGTTACAACGAATATTTTGGTATTAGTTGTGACGTTAGTTGGCACATAACTTGTAACATTTGCAAAGTTAGAATCTACCGTAGTGTAATTGGTGCCATCAATAGAACCTTGTAATGTTACTGTTCCTGCTACCGTACCGCTTATCTTAGTTACAACACTTTGAATCGTAACAGTATTGTACCATTTAGTAACACCTAATGTTACGTAACTTGTACCGGTATCATCAGTAGTATCTTTAACGGCACTATAAGGACTTAACATATTACTTACAACATGCTTATTACTTAATCCGCTTGAGTAAACATACCCGGTAGGAACTGCTACTTGGGTTCCGGCTCCAACAAATGACATTTTGTAATATAAGTAATTGTTGTTAGTTAATACCCAATTGTGCGTATTAGTGGTTACATTAGCTAAGTATAACGAATCTCCAAACGTCACATAATTTGACCCGTCTACCGACCCAGCTACCGTTACCGTTCCCGCTACCGTACCTGTTGATTTAGTTACAACTGCCTGTAATGTGATGTTTTCGCACACTACATTCGTTTGTAATGTAGCTGTAACTGTAGCTGCATTTGTTAGTGTTGTTGCACTCTTAACCATTGTGCTAACAGATTGAGAGCTTACGTTCAACGCAGCCAACAAACATAAAATTGATATTAGTTTTTTCATTTTGCTTTTTTTATTTTTTAAGTTTTGCAAATCCTTTGTTTATTAAAATGTTTGCTAATTCGCCACCTACTACTTTTTCACTATCTTCTTTTACTTGACCACTATAGGCTAGTAAAATGATTGTTACTTTTTCGTTTGAAGGTATTTCAGAAACACTTACTAAATCTTCATTTAGATTTTCAATACTTGGGTTATCTTTTTTCTTTGCCATATTGTTTTATTTAAGCCCCCACGATTAAGCAGGGGCTAATTAAAATTATACTAATAATAAAGCAGCTTTTGCAGTTGCGAAATCTCCGTCAACAATTAAAGCTGTGTCATTACCTGAAACGAATTGTACTAAACGTTTTTCTAACAACATTGTTTTTTTGTTTTGAGTGAAGTCATTACCATCTAAACCGATAGTAACACCTAATTCAGAACGCATTAACACGTTAACTACCGATAAATCACCACCAACAAATTTACCTGCCGTAACAGCTGTAGTTTCAATTAAACGCATGCCAGACACATTTAATGAACCATCAATAGTTACATAGTCTTTCCAAACCGGACGCCCTGTACTATCTTTGATTAATTTAATTGCTGCCATTGTAGATGGGTGGATAAACATTGCATTTGGAATACCAAAAGCTGTTTTAACTTGCAATGCAACCGCTTCAATTACATCTAATTCATTTGCAAATGTAATGCTGTTAGCTAATGCGCCGGCAGAAAATGCAGTTGCATATGTTTCTAACCCTTTTAAATTATCGCCTACTCCGTTTCCTGAAAACAATTGACTTTCTAAAACGATGTCCATTCTACGCATTAAGTTGTTTTGAATGTAAGAAATCAACTGTGGAATGTCTGCCATTAATTCGGTAGTTACTTTACCGTAAACAGCGATTTTCTTAACAGCCATTGTTTGCTCAACATACTGAACATCCAATTGTGTTTTTGCAGCTCCCTCTGCTAACATTACCGGCGTACCTTCTTCGTCCGTTTCTTCAATCCACATAGCTCTGTTTGTTCCGATGTTACCAACAGATACCTGAGCTAAGTAAGTTAATTCACGTTTACGAATTGGGCTAATGATACCAGTATTTTGGGTAATTGATACCTGAGTAGAACCGGCAGCAATCGTAGAAGCTACTGACATAGCATCAACTGTTTTTACAACTACTTTTAAAGAAGACGATTGAACACCACCTGCTTTTACGATAGCTGAAATTTCGTTTGCTTTCTCTGCAAATGCAGCGGTTAATGCTTCGTGTAAAGTAGCGTGACCCTTTTCAGTTGTGCTACCAACTTCTTTTAATGCTTTTACTTCTGCCATTAAAGAAACGTGTTCGCCTTTTAACGCTTCGTAATCAGATGGCTTAGCATCTTTTAAAGCTAATTCTAAATCAGCTACTTTTTTAGATAAAGCTTCGGCATTATCTTTTAAAGATTTATTTTCGCTTTCTAAAGCTTCTTTTACATCTGCTTTTACTTTAAGCAATAATGCATCTTGTTCTTCTTTTGTCATTATTAAATGAATTTAAAATTTTTTATTGTTTTAATTAATTGTTGTTTATCTTGAGTGTCATCAGACGGCTCTTGTTTTGAAGTGTTATCAACGGCTTCAATTTCTTTGCTATATATGCTAGTAGCATCGTTAGACCCACCAGCCACTACTAAACTACCTTCTTTGTAAATTTTTAATTCCTCAACTCCCCAAAAATGACCATGCTCTTCGGCAAAATCTTTATTAGCTATCTCGTTAATACGTAAATCGTAATACGCTTTATTGCTAGCATGTTCTTTATCATGCGAATTCATGCCTAATACCATTTTGACATAAATCATGCGAATTGAGTTTTGAAACTCAGATACTTTGTTTTCAATTGCAGCTAAAACATCTTTGCGACTAATTTTATCTTTTGCAATCTCAAAAATTAACGCCTCTGTTTTACCGGTAAAATCTTTTCCAACCAAAGACCAGTCTATTTGGCGAACAAACATATTTACATCCTTTTGCCATGCAATGATTGAATCAAATTTCAACTCATGGTCTAAAGCGTAAAGAACTTTTCCGTTTTGTTCTTTAGCGGTTTTTGTCATACTACCATTAAAATGAACGTCCTTATGGCTATCCATGTAATTAGTAGTTGATATGATAGGATAGATGTAATTGGCTTTAGCTCCGTGAATCCCCTTAGTAATGTCTTCCGACTTATCTAAATTCAAAAAAGAGAATTGACCCTTTTCGTGCGACTTGTAAACCTCGGATGTTTTTAAAGCAATTAATTTATCTTCGTTTTTCTTTAACTCGAAAAACAAATCTTCTTTAGCAGCAAATGTTTTGTTTGGAAATTCAATAGCCTTAATCATTTCTTCACACCCTCCTCTGTAGTAGCTTTAATTAGAGCTTCTTTAGCTAATTTTATAGCCTTTATTTCATCGGATGTAAGTACTTTTTCCTTTGCCATTAATGTAAGTGTTGCGTATTTATCGCAAAAACTTGGCGTAAAATTAATATACATTTGTGATATATGCAAATAAATATTAAAAAAATGTGTAATTTTGCGATTATTGCAAATAATATAAACCTAATAAGTAAATAATGCAACAAGATATTAATTTCATAGAACGATTTTTTAGCCTGTTTAATAAAAAGCACCAACGTAAACACTACTTTGATAACAGAATAAACTACCAAATAAGTAAAGGAGAGGTTTATATTGATACGGATGTTCCTTATGATTTGTATAATACCATTCCACAGCTAAGAACACCAGTAGATAAGTTAGCTGCCATGTTTAGCAACGGTGTGTTTAAATATCAGAAAATAGGTAGTGACAAGTTTGATGTGATGCCTGCTGACATTGCTAAATTGCTCGAAAATCCAAATGTTTTACAGGGTCAAAATCCATTCTTAAATCAGTATCTAAGGCAGTTAATTGTGTATGGCAACCAATTCATCTACAAAAATTCTGCTAGTAAAATCACTACTACTCCGCAAAGCCTAATTAATGTTAGCCCGGCAAATATCAAACCTAAATTAACCGGAAAACTATTTGACCAGACTACAATGGACGGTATTGTTAAAGGATTTGAATACAATGAGAACGGAACGATTAAACCATTCGAAACAAATCAAATATTGTGGAGCAAAATTAGTGATTTAGATAACAATTTGATAGGTTACAGCCCTTTAAAGGCTATGAAATACCCGTTAAGTAATACAGTAGCTGCATATCAATACCTAAACTGCATTAGTACAGAAAAGGGTGGTATTGGTGTGCTAAGCTCACAATCTAAGGATGCTATGGGTGCGCTACCTATGACTGCCGAAGAAAAGAAAGAATTAGAGGCTACTTACAGAGCTGAGAACGGAATAGAGGATAATCAAAAGAAAATACACATTACAACCGGTTCTGTTACGTGGTCGCCTATGAGTTACCCGACACGTGACTTGTTGTTAATGGAGCAAATAGATGCTAACTTTTTAGCTATTCTAAACGTATTAGGAGTGAATCAAAATCTTTTTGTTAACTCTACTTATGAAAATTTAAAGAACGGGTTAATCCAAACGCACAATGATACGGTAGTAGTTTATGCCGACGGTTTTACACAGGCTTTAGGTAAATTCATTGGTGTAAAAGAAGGGTATCGTTTGGTTTTAGACTATTCTCATTTACCATATTTGCAAGCGGATAAATTAAAGGATGCTCAAACATTTAGTAGTGTTAGTGCTTCGTTAAATCAATTAGTAAGTGTTGGTATACTAGATACTAAATCGGCTAATACTATATTAGTTAATCAGTTTCCTAACTATAAATAATATTTCGGCAACATAGCCCGAATAAACATAGCTAAACCGCTCGCTGCATCAGGTACGTCATCATGTTTAGCCTTACCGTCCTTAGTGTACATACATAGCTGTCTTATAGCTTCCTCATACATTGGCGTTCGCTCACTTTCGTGTTTAAATATAAAATACTCCATGATAAAAGGCATGTCCATTAATATTCGAGTGTGTTTGTTAGCGGTTGAATTTGCTCCCAATATTTTACTTTGAGTTACCACTTTTTGTAAATTCCTAGCGTACATCCCTCCCATCGCATTAGTTTCTGTTCTAACATACGAACACTTTTCGGTATTAATTAAAGCAGCTACACTTGGTAGTGTTACATCAGCGTTTGCATCGCTGCAATAAATATCGGTTACGTAAATTTTAGCACCAATATTTTTACCGATAATACAAACGGTAAAATCAGTTCCTGCATCCGCTACGTCAATGTAAGCCATATTTGATTCAAATTTAAGTAGCTCACTTGACTTGTATGTTTTAAGTTCATTACGATTGAATATAGCCCCTTCAGCTACACCGTTCCATTGTCCAATTATTTTATACCCGTAATTTTTAGGGTACTTTAATTTTGTTTCGTTAACCGTATTTAAAAATGATTTATCTAAAAACTGTAAATTATCAAAGTACGTTGTATGAATGTGCAACACGTCCGGGTGTGTGCTTATCTCAACAGGTACCCCGTCAATGTACACTATTTTATTAGTATCTTTAATCCAACGTTTATAAATCCAATGGTCTGTATTAGACGGGTTAAGTATCAATATTACTCTATTTTGCGCATCCTGTGTACGGATAGACAAATCAATGTCATCAAACAAGCTTTCATCTGTAAACTCTTCGCTTTCATCGTTAACCCATGTAGTGGCATCAACTCCTTTTAGCTTAGCGGTTTGAACTCCGCTACTCGCTTTAATTCCACTAAATATGATTTGTGATTTTGTACGTAAATTAGTAATATCATAAGCATTTACCTTAAAATGATGTGGTACTTCCAATCCTTCAATTTTCTTTGTAAACTCTGGTATAATTGACGTTTCAGCACTTGTCAATGTGTAACGGGTAAACAATATACGCTGTTTAGCTTCGTATGTCAGTAAGCAAAGAAATGCGCTTACATTAAAAGATTTTGAACTGCCACGCCCTCCGGTTAGTAATATGTAACGCTTCTTTGTTGTGTAAAGCTCTTTGAATACAGGGTTTAGCTGAATAGCCATGGTTTACTTTTTTTCAATCCATGATGTTACAGGAACATCATTAAGGCTAGCTCCATTAGTGGTTACATCTATCATTTGACGTGGTTTGCCATAACGATATTCGTAGAATAGTTTTAAATGATAAAACGAACCACCCTCAACGCCTTCTTTTAGTTTCTCAAAAGCAATATCATCCAACGGAGATAGTTTCTCAATCATAACAATTTCATCCGCTTTAGGCTTTCTGCCAGCGTTCTTATTGCCTCCATTATTTTTACGTCCGTCCATAATCAAAAAAAATCATTAATGATTCAATTACAAAACACAATTATATCAAAATCAATACCCCCAAGGCGTTGCACCATAGGCGGCATGAGTAGTATATGAAGTGCTTTCATAATTGCAAATATACTAATTATTTTTCATTCCAAAAATAAACGCATTCGTA